CGGCCTCTACGTTTAATGTTACGGTGCCCGTAGTACCCCCTCCAGAAAGGCCAGTGCCTGCGGTAACGCCCTCGATGTCTCCGCTACCACCCCCGCCCGACACAGTGGTAAACGAAAGAGTTCCACTCCCATTAGTTGTTAGTACCTGGCCGTTAGTTCCGTCCGAGGTAGGGTACGTGAGTCCGCTTGCAATAAACGTATCCGCGATAGTAGTTGTTGCGTTTCCGCTGGTATCAACGTCCACCTTGAATTTATCATCTCCAGCAGCGTTTTCACAAATGATGTGGATGCGGTCATCTCGCTTGCTGCCAATCAATGTTTTAGACGTCGGAGCGGATGTGCCTAACGCGACAGGTTGCTGAAAAAGAAATCTGTTTTGGTTGGTAAACGCCGTAAAAATGTCACCGACTGTGGTGCTATTAAATTTAATGCTATCGGAGGTTACCTTAATTGAACCAGAATTGGAGTTGTCCGTAAGGTTGATTTGATCGGCAGAAAGGTTAATATCCCCAGTTCCGTCAGGCTCAATAAGGATGTCTGCGTTTGAAGCGCTCGTAATCTTATTCCCGTTTAGGTCTAAGTCACCACCAAGCTGTGGGGACGTATCGCTAACTAAATCGGTAGTGTTCGTATCTGTGGTTTGATCAACCCAATCCAGGTTTCCACTCCCATTAGTTGTTAGTACCTGGCCGTTAGTTCCGTCAGCGATAGGCAGAGTGTATGGAGATACCTGACCCGTAGTGCCGCCAATGAAGAACTTACCGCTTGCTAGATTCGGTATGTCGTTTGACCTACCGATAGCAGAAACCTTCATTTTCTGGATGTTGGTTCCATTGGTTTGAAGCACAATGCCTACGTTCTGAATAAGATCTGTAGAAGCAGAGGGCTTTGTTGCTGTGAGACCACCCGTACCGTTAACGTATACTATATCCCCTACAGAAACACCAGTAAGCCCCGTGATAGTTTTATTAAACAGGCCAGCCACAATCGCTTCACCGTTTGCTCCGTCTAAAGTTTCTTCGAGCAGAACACCAACAACTGGCATTTTAGCGGAGTCATTAGCACACGCAGCGCCGACTAGGATGCTTGCTCCAGAAATACCTTTAGCGTACAAAGGCGTACCAGCGGAAAGAGTGCTTCCGTCGTCATTCTGAACCTGGAGGTATACAGACTCAACATAATCCCAGGCCGTATCGTAATCAGTTCCACTCTGCTTAACTATTACCTGACGCTCAACACCACCTGTAGGTACACCTTGCCCAGCAGAACCTGTAGCCCCCGTGGGACCAGTTGCGCCTGTAGCGCCTGTAGCGCCTGTATCGCCCTTAATGCCCTTTTCTGTAACCGTTAAAGAGCTAGATGCTGGGGACGTAACTGTTACCGAGGTAGACCCGCTTGTTGTAACCGTTATAGCCATGTTATCTAGAGATATCTTCGTTTACAGTGAATGAACCTCTTAGTATAGTGGTTACCACCTCACTAACTTTTTGTTGAATATCGTAAGTAAAAGAACCAACAGGCAGTTCCTTCATTGTATCCGCTGAAGCTGTAACAGTAACCACACCAGAAGTAGTGCCGTCGCTAAAAACAAACCCATTACTTAGTTTCGATCTTTGTTCTTCGCTTAAAGCCTTGGCGTTTGAAGTCGAAGAAGAAAGGCTGCTAGAAGCAATCACTTCCCTTTCAGAAACTCCTGCTCTAGATCGAACGGGATTAGTTTTTACGTCCATTAAAAACTCATATCCAGTCAAATCTAAAGCGACTCCGCTAGAATCATTTAATGTAAGGCTAATGGAAAAGGTATCTCCTCTCCTACAAGTGATATCAAGCTTTTCAGCTACGTCTAGGTTTACTTTACTTGCCATGTTATCCTAATAGTGAGTTTACAATATTGTCTACGCTATCCCCCGCCTCTGGAAGCTCCCCTCTGTTTCCTTGACGCTGAGAGAGTAATTTACTTTGCTCAGAAGACTGCTTCTTTACTCTATCGTCCTTCCTGTCTTCTTTTAAAACCTCAAGCTTTTCCTTAAACTCTTGGTCTTCAGTCTTAAATCCAAGGGTAGCCTGAGCCTTGATGATCTCTATTTCCTTCCTAAACTGATGCTTTACCTCCTCTAGCTGCCCTTCAAGCTGGGTCTTAAGCTGCATTTGCTGAGCCTCTAGCTGAGCCTCCATCTGCATTTCTTGCATCTTAGCCTGCGAAGCAGCTTGAGCGGCTTGCTGCGCTGACTGAGCCTGCATCTGTGAGTTTTGAGCAGCCATCTGTTGCTGCTGAGCCATACGCTTCTTACGTCTTACCACCAAAAGCCTTTCAGCCTGGTTAACATCCTTCATGTTTCTAATGGCAATCGCATCTTCGAGGTCTATCTCTTTTTGTTGAATAGCCATTTGAACATTTTGCTCTAAGTATACCTTGTCTTTGTCTTCCATTTCTTTCACCACCTGCACACCGAAGTTATACATAGGGAGATCATTAAACGAAGAAAGAACAGCCATGTTTTCCTTGCCTATAGCATTACTGTATATCTCATGAAGAACAGACTCTTCTGGTATGATTTGCAGGCATTTAACTATGTCTTCACAAACCTTTTTGTAAAGAATCATAGAAGCATTAGTGATGTCGTATATGGCGTTATTACCTGCTGCGATAGCATTCTGCTGAACACCCACCAAGGTATCACCCTTCGGTGTGGAAGCATCCATCATTTCGTTAACGCCTGTAGCATCTCGAATCATTTTTAAATAATGATTGTACAGACCAATCAGTTCGTTGATATTTCGAATACTATTTCCTATCTCTCTTACTGGAGGGTTTTGGAATCCTCCTTCTGGGTTTTTGCTTCTATAATAGAATACACCAGTCTGCTCGTAGATATCGTGCAAGTCCAAAGGCTGTAGGTCTCCACCTTTACCTAGCTGCACATTCTCCAATCCCTCGATATCAATAATCAATCCGTCTGGCTTTGCCTTAGCGATAGCCTGCTGAATCTTCAAGTGAGTCAACTGAAGCATATCAGCAAATCCAGTACAGCTTTCTACCATAGACTTCGGCATCATGTCCCGAATGTTGGTAGCCACTGGAGAGTAAGACAACCTAACAGATGATATATCGTGTATATTTTTTGGTACGTTCTTAGATCTTCCGTAATTAAATACGATGTTAGATCCGTTCATGACATACATACCCCCATACACGGTAGCGACATCCATTTTAACTGGATTTCTTTCATATACACTGCCTGGTTTTTCGGAGTATTCAAATCCCTTCATAAAGAAGTTTACGTTACCAAAACGATTCTCCTTCTCTTCAAAATAAATACAGTCAACAGAGATAAACTCGAATTCAAGAACATCTACCATGTACTCGTCATAACCATAATCAGTCCTTTGAGACAGGTTATTATAGCTGTTTTTACCAAAAGAACTTGGGTTGTTACCGTACTTACCCTTAACAGATTTAGCCAGCTCCTCTAACTGCTCTTCTGTAATCTCACCAGCAGATATTCTTCTTAACTCCTGAATGGAGATAGACTTAACATGACCCGCGTATATCAAGTCTTCAAAAAACGGGTCCTCTGTATGGCTGTGAATAAACGTAGAGGGGTCTACGTAATCAGTCTTAATCCCGTGGTTAGGATCATTAGTTCTTTTAACCACACACATACCTAGAGCAACGAGGTCATTAACGCATCTCCGTAGAGTCCCGTCATTGAAGTTGTTCCAAGAAAGGGTCATGTTAGTTCCTATCTGAGCGGCAATCTCTGCATCAGTTTTGACGTTAGTACCTAAAAGGATCTCAGCCTCCTCCAGAGAGTCTGGAAGCTGATCTGGGTCCTCGCCAATTACCATACCCGTCTGCTGTTTAAGTTGCTGCAATTGTTTTTTTGCCTCAACTTGAATCTCCATCCTTCTTTTCTTGTTGTTCTTTTCGGAAGAAGAAAGAGGATCAATAGCCTCTAAGTTTGGATAAGGATCTTTAGAGAGTATTTTATTTACAACAACCCTAACAAACTTGGGTAGAATAGGAACAGGGGTGTAGTCCATGTTCATTAAGCTTCCGTCTCCATCGTTAGGATTAAGCGAACGAAGAAGCTTCTTATATATGTTGGTGTCTTGAGTACCGTTAGCGTAATCTCGGCTTCTTTCGAATATCGTGTTTCTTCTACCGTAAAGAGATGTAGACTCTTTTATCTTGCCCCACTGGTTTTCAATAGCTTTTGCATACTGCAACCCATAAGACATGCTTTCTTTAGTTGATGCGTCCGCTAGAGGGTTTGGGAAAGAATGCTTGCTATTTTTATCGAGGCTCATAATTTACTTGCATTATGCATATTCTGCAAATATAACAAATCGTCGTTAGACCTTATATTTTCTAAAAAACACCTTTTCCTTAAAGTCAGACTTAGGTTTTTCTTTCTCCTTCTGAGCCGCAAGTAAAGCTAACCCTGAACTAATAGTCAAGTCAAACTTAGTTCGTTTATCTATTTTAAATCCAATCCAATCTTCAAGGGTTTTATTGAAATACATAGCGCCAGTCTCTCCGCTTTCGTGATTTACACCAACGTGATCATGAATATACTTCTCTATAGACTGGGCATGAGACTGTATCACATCCTGGGAGTTAGATGGTATTCCTTTTGTCTTTACGTTTACATGAGAAGAACTACTCATGAGATGCCTAGGCCTATCCATTAGGTATCCATCGTAACCTCTTGACTCAAAGTACCTTACGATACCATACTTATTGTTCTCTACAAGCAAAGGATACCCATAATAAAATGCACACATAAGGACATCCTCATAGAATATACTCGCTAGGTCTGGCCTAGATGCATACTCCACAACAAACATGTTAGAGGGGCGGTTCATACTAAACTTATTGTACATATGTAGTGCCCCTTTAGATCCCCTGTTATCGACTGTAGCATCTAAGTCATAGGAGTCAACTCCGCCGCAGCCATAAGAAACAAACGGAGCTATTTTTTTACCTCTTTCTGTTTTTAATATATTTCTTTCAGAGGGGTCAGGCATCCAAGAAACCCTAAACCTACCATTAGGTGTAGGGGAAAAAACAACCTCTTTGTCTTTTTCCTTCCAGGTAAAGTTTCCTGTAACCACAGGGTTAGGATACAGCTCCTCGTTGTGCTCTATCTGCTGGTATATCTTTCCTATATTGAATAAACTGCCCTCAATGCTATCCCTGAATGCTTCATCTTCGGTAAACGGAAACTGTCTGGTAACCTCGTTTAGTTCAGATGGGTTGTCTTTGAAGGATTTGCGTTCATTCTTCAGATAGGTCTTACTACCAATTTCGATGGTATCCCCATCTATACCGTGTATGTGTACGCTTTGGGGTGGGTCTTCTACAACGGCATTGCCATATACATCAAAGAAACCCTCTAGGGCATCATAGGCTGGGATAAATATTCTATAAAGACCTGTCTTTGTCCTATCGTTATTATTTCTTTCGTTAGGATCAGAATCATACCACAGCCCTTTGTATTCCTCACCTCCTTTATTCATGGGGTTTACCGTACTACCCACAATGGCTTTACCTATCACCTTGCGCCCTACGATCAAACAAGTACGCTCAATCCTCCAAGCCTCTCTAATGTCGGTTGGTTTTTCCCACTTACCAGCCTCATCGAGATAAAGCATATGTAGCTTCTCACCGTCATATGCGTTGTTTGTGGTGTTTTTCCAGTTTATCACCGTGTTTAGAGCGTCACCCCTGTGTGACGTTTTGTTGTTTTTAGTGATACGCTTGGATGGCTCACGAAATGCCAGCTCCATTCGGGGGTTGGTGGTACCGTCCTGGATAGGCTTGAAGAAGAATGGGTAGCCCCTAAAAATAGAGACTACTTTTTTCATGAAAATATTCTCTTGCGAGTCTTTACCAGTTTTCGACTGTATGCCAAGAAGCTTCTCTTTAACTTGACTAGCTTCATCCACAAGGACAGCAGAGCATATATTAGTGTAGCCAGAACGACGACACTTAGTATAAAGCTGACCGAAACAACGAGGGTCAGCTTCACAAGCAGCCATGTGCGTAAAGATGTCTTTTTGGAAAGCAAGGTATGATGGGTATCCGATATCAATTTTAGACCATTGTAGAAACATATAGTGTCTCCCTGTAATATACGTAGGTTCCCCATTATTGTAAAACCATACACCGTCGCGCCTACGCTGAAACTCTTGTTCGACGTAAGAACGAAACTTGTTCCGAAACTCGGCAGGTTTTTCGAGCCACTCATCCATACTGCGTATCCTACGCATTTCCTCTGGCATAGGTGTGCGTTTCCACAGCTGCAACCTCTTTGGTTGGTCATGGAAGAGAATTTCCGATTTACTCGGTTTCTTTGGGAGTACCACGAGTAACCCGTGGAGCTCGATAACCTCTCCTTCTGTACCGTTAGGGTCGATCTTAATCCCCTTAGTTTCATATCCTTTTATGTCGATTAAATTAGACATCAATAGCTCTGTCCGTGTGAGTTCATCCTTCCCAGCGAAGGTACGCCTTCTTTAGGGTTTTTAATCTCCATTTGTTCACCGCACTCACACTGTCCTTCAGGGTAGTAAACACTACCATTTTTGAACTTCATGGTGAGGCTTCTTACAGATTTCTCTGCTTTACATTCTCTGCAAATTAGATCGGGCATGTTGTTTAATTTAATTGGTACACCAGACAGGATTCGAACCTGTGACCGTCTGCTTAGAAGGCAGATGCTCTATCCAACTGAGCTACTGGTGCATGTGCTCCCTCCAGGACTTGAACCTGGGACCTGCCGATTATGAGTCGGATGCTCTAACCAACTGAGCTAAGAGAGCTTAAAGTATACTTTTATGTGGTCGGTCGTAACTGACTGATTGTCAAAGTTATAGTCGTCCCAGTATATAAGTCCGCTCGCGCTACTTGGAGAATCTTTCTGCGAATCCTCCTGAGTAGTCTTTGTCTTTTTCGATTTCTCCATTGTCGTTTAGTTCTTTAACCATTTGTTCTAGCCTCTGGCGCTCCACCAAAAGCTCTTTACAGTCAATAGCAGTTTGCTTTATGGATTGGAGTTCAGCTTTACGCGCAGACCCTCCCGCTTCGGGGTCCACTGGCTTCTTGACCTCCTCTATCATGTTGTTGATCGCTATTTCCATGCTCTGCATGAGCCTTCTAGCGGCGCTAACGGTAGTAAATTTAC